CATCGAAGGCCGGCAGGAGAACCTGGACCACGTGCCCGCCTCGACGGTCCGGTTCGAGCTCGCCGACGTCCGAGACGTGTCGACCGAGACACACGGCACGTTCGACGTGGTGCTGTGCCTGGGCATCCTGTACCACCTCGGCCCCGAGGACGCGGTCGGACTGCTGGCGGCGATGCGCGAGATGACTGAGCGGTTCGCGGTCATCGACACCCATATCGGCGCCGACCAGTTCGGCGTCACGGTCGACGAGCGTCAGTACCGGGGCAACTGGTACGGGGAGAATACCGCCCACCCGTGGTCGGCCATCGGCAACGCGGCGTCGTGGTGGTTCACCCGCGACTCGCTCGGCGACGCGCTGCGAAATACCGGCTGGTCGAGCGTCGCCGACATTCCCGGCAAAGGCTGGGGTGACGAGCCGGACGACCGGGCCTGGCTCGTCACCGAATGAACACCCTGGTCGTAGCCCACTGGACCGAAGACCTGCAGTGGACCGCGCACATCCCCGCCGACTGGCATCTGGACGTGGTCCACAAAGGCATCCACCTGCCGAACCACGGCCGCGAGCCGACCAGCTTCCTGTGGTGGATCGACACCCACTACGAGAAGATCCACCCCGGTGCGGTCTACGGCTTCGTGCAGGGCAACCCGTTCGGCCACGTCGTCGATCTGTGGGACCAGCTCACAGCCCCCGGTGCCGGGTTCCGGCCACTGTCGTCCAGCCCGCCGTTCCGGTCCACCGGGGACGGCTCACCACACCATCACGGTGTGCCGGTCGCCGACTGTCACCATCGCTGGCTCGGCGTGCCGATGGGTGCCGAGGTGGAGTTCTGGCCCGGCGGCCAGTTCCGCATCGATGGGGCCACGCTGCTGCGGCACCCGCAACAGTTCTACCGCCGTGTATTCGACGACCTGATGACGCGCGACGGGCTCGAGCCGTGGGCCGCGGAGCGGCTCTGGCCGGCCATGTTCGCAGAGGAGAGGTGGACGTAGATGCCGAACCTGTATGCCACCGCCGAGGAGCTCAAGGCCCGCTTCGGCATCGGCGACAACCTCGAGGACACCCTGGTCGACTCGGCGCTGGACTCGGCGTCGCGGGCCATCGACCAGCACTGCCAGCGCATCTTCTACGTCACCGGTTCCACCACGGCCACCTTCGTGGCCAAAGACCGGTACTGCCTGCGCCCGGCCGACACTGACGTGTGGGTGGGTGACATCGTCACCGTCACGAGCATCAAGACCGACGTCTCCGGCGACGGGACCTTCGAGACGACCTGGGCGGCGACGGACTACCAGTTGTGGCCGGTGAACGCGGCTGTCGGCCCCGAGGCGCGGCCCTACATCGAGGTGCGGGCCGTGGGCACCCAGACGTTCCCCGTGCCGTATGCCTACTCGCAGCAGCGGATGAACCGAGTGCAGATCGTCGGTACGTTCGGCTGGCCCACTGAGGCGCCGTCGGCAGTGAAAGAAGCCTGCCTGATGCTGTCGGCCGAGCTGTTCAAGCTCAAGGACGCCCCGTTCGGTATTGCTGGGTGGAGCGAGTTCGGTGCTGTGCGGATTCGGGAGAACCCGAAGGTCGCCAGGATGCTGATGCCGTATCAGCGCTATCCGGTGTTGGTGGCGTAGATGGCCACGGTGCAGGAGATCCGCGAAGGCATCGACGACCGGCTCGCCACCATCGCCGGGTTGCGGCACGACCCCAACGTGCCGGGAGTCATCAATCCGCCGCACGCGTATGTCAAGCGCCGTCAGACCACGTTCGGTGTGTCCATGGACGGCGAGGACGACGTGATGTTCGCGGTCACCGTGCTCGTGTCGTGGGCCGACCAGGTGACCGCCCAGGAGACCCTCGACGAGTACCTGGCGTCTGAGGGTGCGAAGTCCATCAAGGTCGCCATCGACGCCGACCCGACACTCGCCGGAATCGTCGACTACGCGCACGCCACCGTCGTCGAGGATGACCGAATCGTCCAGTTCTACGGCACCGATTACCTGGCTGCCGACATCGTGGTCGAGGTGGGCTGATGCGCTGGGTCGTGTGCCACCCAGGTCCCGCGTTCAGCGTCCACGACGTCTACGCCGGCTGGGTCGAAGCACTCGAGCAGCTCGGCCAGCAGGTGCAGATATTCAACCTCGAAGACCGGCTCACCTTCTACGACTCGGCCTACCTCAACGTCGCCGAGGGCCAATTCCGCAAGGCGGTGCCCCAAGACAAGGCAATCGAGATGGCCGTCTACGGGCTGTACGCCCCGCTGTACCGGTTCCGGCCGCATGTGCTGCTCATCGTCTCGGCGTTCCTCATCCCGACCGAGCTGATGGACATCGCCCGCAGCTACGGCACCAAGGTCGTCGTCCTGCACACCGAAGCCCCGTACGAGGACACCCGCCAGCTCGAGGTGGCCGCGCACGCCGATCTGAATCTGCTCAACGACCCGGTCAACATCGACCGGTACCGCGAGCTCGCCCCGACTGAGTACATGCCCCACGCTTACCGTCCGAAGCTGCATCGTCCCGACGCCGTGGACAAGGACCTAGCCGCCGATCTGGCGTTCGTTGGCACCGGGTTCGAGTCGCGGATCGAGTTCTTCGAGTCCATGGACCTGGACGGGCTGGATGTGCTGCTGGCCGGCAACTGGCAGCGCCTGACCGAGGACTCGCCGCTGCGTAAGTACGTAGCCCATGACATCAAGGAATGTCTGGACAACGCCGACGGGGTGCGGATCTACCAGTCGGCCAAGCTCGGGCTGAACCTGTACCGCCGCGAGGCTGAGGGCGGCGATTCGCACGAAGGTTGGGCCATGGGGCCGCGTGAGGTGGAGATGGCCGCGATCGGGCTGCCATTCCTGCGCGACCCGCGCGGCGAGGGCGACGAGGTGCTGCCGATGCTGCCGACGTTCGGCTCTCCGGCTGAGGCGTCCGAGCTTGCCCGCTGGTGGGTTAAACACGATGGACTTCGGGCCGAGGCTGCGCGTCAGGCCCGGGAAGCGATCGCCGACCGGACGTTCGCGAGTAATGCGAAGCGATTGCTGGAGCTACTCGCGCCTTAGCGCATCGGCCCTAGCCAGACCACCTTTGCGGCCCGCGTTGCTCCGCTTCTGCCTGATCTCCTCCGTAACGACTATCCGGCGGTTGTTCTCCGCTTGAGTTACGAGGTCCATATGTGCTGGGTTGACGCAACGCCGGACGCGACACAAGTGGTCTATGGCTAGAGCTGCGGGGATCGGCCCATAGGTGAGGACATATGCGATCCGATGAGCGGACTGGGTTCGCCCCAGCCACCAGATGTTGCCGTAGCCGGTATTGGCACTGATACCAGCCAGCCATAGCCAGCATGCGTTCGAGTCACCTGAGGCATCAACTTTTGCCCAGAACCGTTGCTCGTCAGGTGCAGTGGAAAGTGGTTGCTCCAAACCCCCGCTCTTTGTAAGTCGTTGGTAATGCATCGCGCAGAGTCCGCGGGCTTCATGGTCGCGGTCGCAACCTTCGACGCTGCACCCGCTAGGGCGCGGCGAAAGCGACGGCAACGTGCCATGTCGCCGATGGAATGCGTAGTGCGTTCCGCAAAGATCCCGTCCTCGCGCAGGACGGTCGCAATCAGTTTCGGAACAGGTAGCCCGCATGTGGCTACTCTACCAAAGGAGTGGTCCAAATCGCACGCATACACGGCCGCAACGGCAGGGTCTACCTCGCGCTCGCGTCTGGCGGCACCCCCGAACCGGTGGCCTACCTGAACAGCTGGTCGATCGTATTCGCCACAGAGAAGGCCGATGTGACGGCATTCGGCGACGCTAACAAGTCTTATGTCGCCGGCCTGCCCGATGCATCCGGAGAGTTCTCCGGGTTCTACGATAACGCCACCGTGCAGACTTACACGGCGGCGCTGGACGGGTTGCCCCGCAAGTTCTATCTGTACCCGAGCACCAATCTCAACACGCAGTATTTCTGGGGTGAGATCCTGCCCGATTTCAACGTCAGCGCGACGGTCACCGGCTCGGTGGACATTTCCGCGAGCTGGAATGCCTCCGGGCCTATCGTCAAGCAGGGCTGATGGCTGTTGAGGTTCGGGTCGTCGACACTGACGACTTCATCGCCTTGTCCCGCGCGTTGCGTAAGTACGGCGGGCGGGAGTTGAAGCGGGAGTTGACCACCGGCATCACGAAGGCCACCAAGCCGCTTAAGCAGGCGGCCAAGGCGTCGGCGCGTTCAATCCTGCCGTCTCGCGGCGGTCTGGGCCGGCGAGTGGCCCGCACGTCGCTGCCGCACAAGCGGCGCATCACCGGCGGCCATGCGGGGATCCGCATCGAGGCCAAGTCGAACGCGGTCGCGGACCCGTTCCGGATCGACCGGGGGCGGGTGGCGCACCCGGTGTTCGGCCATGGCCCGTTCGTATTCCAGAACGTGCCGAAAGGCTGGTTCACTGACCCGATGGAAAAGGGCGGTCCGACGGTGCGCAAGGAGCTGCTGCAGACGATGTCACGTGTCGCCACGAAAATCGCGAGGTCGATTTGAACAAGCTCAAGGTCGTCTACCTAGACGGGTCGGAGCAGGAGGCTACCGCCGGGGCTCGCGCCGAAGTGGAGTTCGAGCGAAGGTTCGAGTTGGCGTTCACTGACGCGTTTCACTCTCGTGTCAAGGGTGAGCCACGCGGCCGGCAGGAGTGGCTGTACTTCCTGGCCTGGGCCAGTTTGAGTATCGATGGTCTCGTCAATGATGAGGCGTTCGACGACTGGCTGAAGCGGGTCGACGACATCAATGTCCTCAACGGATCCGAGGCGGACCCTACGAGGCGGGCTCGACGATCCGGGAGTTCGTCGAGCTCAGCGTCCTGACCCACATCCCATTCGATGATCTGCTGGCGATGGATGAACGGCTGCTCGAGACCTACCGGGATGTGCTACGCGGTCGACGGTGATCCGATGTCGGCGTCCAGTTCGCGCCGACGAGTCCACCAAGCAGCCCCCCGGCGGCCATCGCTAGGACGAACTCACCGATAGTGCTGTAGCTCGCGTAAGTCGCCAGCAAGATTCCCAGGATGACACCAAGGAAGCTGGATATGGCCACATTGATGCGGCGCTGAGTCATCGGATCCCCCTTTTTCTGCTTCCAATGTACGTCCAGCTCGGCGAGTTGCCAATAGGTCATAGGTCACATCGGAGGTGAGCAGTGTCGGCGCTCAACTTCGACATCATTGCCCGCGACAGGGCGTCCAAGGTCTTCGACCAGATCGGTTCCAAGTCGGCTAAGACCGAGCAGAATCTGTCGAAGCTCGGCTCGGGGTCGAGCGTGATATTCCGCAAGATCACCGGCGCTCTGGCTGGCGTCGTGACGGGCTGGCAGGCTTGGGACAAGGTCATGGTGGGCGGGTTTAACCGGCTCGCGAACCTGGATGACGCGCGTAAGCGGCTCGATCAGATGGGCCTGTCTACTGCCGAGGCACAGAAATTGATGGACGGGCTGACTGAAACGGTCACCGGGACCGCGTTCTCCCTCGATGCCGGGGCCGGGGCGATGACCGGGTTCGTGAGCGCCGGCACCGACCTGGATGAGGTGAACAGTCGCCTTGAGATGACGGCCGACACAGCAGCCTTTGCGCAAGCGCCGCTGGACGAGATCGGCAACATCTTCGTCAAGATCCAGTCTCAGGGCAAGATCATGGGCGAAGAGCTGAACATGCTCCAGGAACGGGGCGTGCCGGCTCTGCTGCTTCTCGCGGATGCGGCCGGCGTCACTGCTGAGCAGATGCGGGACATGATCTCGCGGGGTGAGATCGATGCCGAGCGGTTCTTTGATCTGTGGGAGCAGGGGTCGAAGGGTTTCGGCGAGAACAACCTCAAGATCGAGGGCGCCGCCAAGTCGATGGGCGACACGATCCGCGGCAGCCTGGCCAACGCCGAGACGGCGTTGGCGAGACTTGGCGCCGAGATCCTTGATGACTTTGTGCCCGCCATCAAAGAGGGCGCCGACGCCTTCAAGGATTTCGCCAACGTTGCGATTAATGCCTTGGACGAGGTCGACCAGTTCGCAAAAAAGACCGGGCTGGAAACCGCCACCGAGAAGATCAAAGAGTTCAACGTCACCGGTGCCGAGTTCTTTGAGATGCTCGGTAGGAGCGCCGAGAAGTCCAATGATGCCATTGGGAGTTTCTTCGAGGACGTGTTCGGTGTCGAGAACGTCAGCCTGATGACAATTTTGGCGGATGAGTCGGAGGAGACGTCTAGGCGATTCCAATCGGCCATGGGCGGTGCGAAGTCCAGCGCGGATGGTCTCACCGACGCTCTCGCCGAGAGCGCCGCGCAGGCAGAGGCCGCCAACGCGCACCTGGGTGCCTACATCGAGACGTTGCAGCGGGCCACCGACCCGGTGTTCGCCCTCAGCAGTGCGATCGATGAGGTGGCCGCCGCGAACGCTGCCTACGACGAGGTGCTCGGCAATGTCGAGTCCACCCAGGCCGACGTGGAAGCCGCAGCGCTCAAGGTCGCCCAGGCGGTATCCAAGGCCGAGGCCGCGGCCATCAACGGTGACCTGTCGTTCGCGGATTTCGACGCCAAGCTGCGGCAGTGGGTGCGCTCGGGTGCGATCACCGCCGGGCAGGCCGACAACATCCGCAGCCGGGTCGAGAGCCTGACTGCCAAGGCGAAGGCTTACGAGGGCAACTACAACGCCACCGTCACCGCGGACACCGCCGGCGCCTACACGGCCGTGGACTCGCTGGTCCGCTGGATCGGTGGCCGCCGCGCCACCATCGGGGTGAACATTCGAACGTTCGGCGCCGGCGCGCTGGAGTTCCACGAGGGCGGGATCATCGGCGCCCCCAGGGCGCATTCGGGGATGCTTCTCGGCGGCTTGAGCGCCGATGAGCGCCTGGTCGTCGGCCAGACCGGTGAGCGGATCCTGTCACGTCGCGGCACTCGGGCGCTGGACGCGCTGACGGACGAGTTGGGCCGTTCCCGCATCGGCGGCGGCACCGCGACGTCGACCGCGTCCGGCATGGACCCTCGCGCAATGGCGCGGGAGTTCGTCCGGGAGTTGCGGCAGGCCGGGCTCGTGATGCCGCGGACCGAGATCGCCCGTCGCGCCGACCTGTACGCGAGGAGTGGCTAGATGGCGTCGAGCCTGAAGTTCGTCGACTCGATAGCGTCCAGCCCCACTACGCGGCTCGACTTGAATGACCGCACGACGTGGCGGCTGCACACCGAGGGAACCCAGTTCTCGCCGCCGCCGCTGGATCAGGCCGTCGCTTCGACGCTGCTGGCCGACGGCGCCGTCATCCCGGCATCGGCGTACGGACTGCGGACCATCCAGCTGATGCTGTCGGTGAACGCGGCGTCAGCCGATGCCACTGCGACCCAGCTGCAGACCTTCTATCGAGAGTTGAACCGGCCGGGCAACTTCCTGCGGTGGCAGCAGGAGACGACGAACCCGGTGTTCTTCCGCACGTTCCGCACGTCGGCGGATGAGGTGCAGGACCTGGGGAGGATCGACGGCACGCGGAAGCTGCTGTCGGTGGCGTTCCTGGCCGAGCCCTTCGCCTACGGCCTGCTGGAGACCCCGGTGTCGAGCGTGACGGTGTCCACGGACCCTGCTGCGGGTAGCAACGGCTGCTTTGTGGATGTGACCGGGGTGAAGGGGGATGTGGAGGCCCCGGCGCTGATCTCGTTCCCGGGTTCGGCGGTGGGCATCGGTGTGCAGACTTTGACGGCGGTGCGCCGCCGCGGCACTCCAGCCAACACGCCGTTCTTCCTGCAGGCCGAGGCGATGACGCAGGGCACGAACACCACGGTCCAGGCGAACGACGCGAACTTCTCCGGTTCGGGTAGCAACTATTCGCGGTGCACGTTCACGACAGCCTCGGATCAGGTCCGTTTGTCGACCACTACGCTCGGTACATCGGGCGTTGATCTGCGTGGCCGCTACCGGGTGTTTCTGCGCTACCGGAAGAACACCTCCAGCGATGGGGTAAACATTCGACTGCTGTGGGGCGACTCGCTGTCGATGGTCGAGAATGACAGCTACGCGACGCCGAGCAGTACAAGCTTTCGTGCCGCCGATCTGGGTGAGATCAGTCTGCCGTTCGGGTTCGACCCGATCTATGCCGCAGATGGCACCGAACTGTCCGTATTCAACGCGGTCAACATTGAGGTGCGCGCTGCACGCACGTCGGGATCTGGGACGGTGGACTTCGACGTTCTGGTGTTCGTCCCGGCCGACGACCGGTTGGCGATCACCGAATGGGCCAACGCTTTGGAGACGCACGTGCTGGACGCGCGCGACACCTCGGTGCACGTGCGTGACAGTTCCGGGCGGGTGGTCAGCAGCGCCGCGCCGACCATCTCGGGCGGCTATCCGTTGTTGTCCCCCGGCCAGACGAACCGGGTCTTCCTGTTGCAGAACATCGTCGTGTGGGCCTTGACGACGATGTCCAGCGTGTCCGTCTCGTACTATCCGCGCTATTTGACCGTGCGCCCGGCGAGCACGTAATGACGCTGCCGATTCCGCTGACGGTTCAGCTTTCGTCGGCGCGCATCACCCGGCACATCGAGCGCGATCTGCGCTCGCTGTCCTTCCGCAGCGTGGCGCCGGGCGGGTTCGCCTCCGCGACGTTCTCACTGGACCGTCCGCTGGCGCTGTCGCCGGACGAGATCGCCTACTACGCCGACGTGGACATCTACGACGCCCGCAACGGCAACTGCGTGTGGTGCGGCCGACTGGAGGATCCGGGCCGTGGCGTGGGTTCGGACGGTCAGGTGTGGGAGCTGGCAGCGGTGGGCCCGTCGGCGCACGCGCAGGACCGCACCGTGCCGTACATCATGGTGGATCGGGACCTGACGAACTGGGCGTACAGCAGCATCGGCGGGAACAACATCAAGACCAACCGGGTGCAGGTGACCGAGTACGACTCGGACACCACGATCGACGCGGTCGAGATGCAGATCACCGAGCAGGCCGGGTCGGGGG